GTGTATTCAGTATTTCCTTTTAAATCAGTTATTATTTTGTTAACATATAAACTACCTTGAAATAATTGATTTCCTTTATAAAGTATAGTTGCGGGGTAGTGTTTAGTAATATCAGTTTTTGATACAGCACCAAATTTACCTAATTCGCCAAAAAACGTATCTGCGGTTGTTCTTTCTACTGGAGTATATGGTATGCTAAGTAATGAATAAGCTAATTGTTTAGCCCAAATATCTGCTTGAGTTGTACTTATTCCTAAAGTTCTAATTTGGTGTTTAGAGTGATTTAATAAATACATTTCGGTAGATTCATTGGTTGAAGTATCTACAGCTCCAAAAGCAAAGGTTAAATCATCATTAGTAAAAGCAGTTGGAATTAATAAATCAGTTGTAAATTCACCATTAATATAAAAACGAAATTGATTGGTACTTGCTAACCAAACTAAAGTTACATTTATCGTTTTATCAAAATAGAGAACATCTGAAAAAGATGTATAGGTACTTCCATATCTAAATTGTAATTCTCCTAAATAATTTCCAAATATCCCCCATCCAGTTGCATCAGCAGGAGAACCTACATTATAAATTGGTAATTTGAGAGCTGATGGAAGGGTTTGTGTTGGTACTAAAAAAGTAGTAGATAAAATAAATCCTGTTGTTCTATCAGGTTGAATATTTGAAAAAGCATCATTGCTTATCCCCATAAAATCTATTGTAGCATCATCTTTAGGGAAATACCACTTACCTATCGAATTATTATTGCCATTATCCCAAATACCTGTTATTTTTCTTTTAGTGCCATTATTATCAAAAGTAGAGCCATTATACAAGCTTCTATATAATATTTGTCCTGTATTTGAATTTACATTATCTAATACTTTTCTGTTTGTGAGACCCACATTTGACTGAGCATCATTAGCATCAATCATCCATTGTGGAAAAATAAACGACGAACCACTCAGTAATCCTACACTTGGTACTACATCTCTAGTATCTAAATCTTGTAATACAAATTCATTTGTTCCTAAACCAAATAACGAACCTATATCAGTATTCTCAATATTTGAAATTGTAGCAGATAAATTAGTATCTTTAACAGTAAAATCGCAGTATTGAGTTGACGAACCGCTTGGTTTAAGTAATCGTATTATAGTATCATTAAACATATTAAATTGCTACCCTTGGATTTGGTTGATTTGAAGGTTGAAATTCTATAAAATATTGGAATAAAGCTTGAGTTCTTAAATTTGTTTTATCTGCTACTTCAGTTGAGGTAATTATACAAGGTAACCAAGCATTGTTTGATGAATCCCAATAATATACGTTTGGACTAAAAAATAATTCTCTTAACCACAACGAAGTAGCTGTATCTATCCAATCTGTATTTGCTGTTAGAGTTTGAGTAGGTTCATTATAATAGTGTTTTATACCTTTTCTTTGTTTACTATAACTTACAGTAGCTAAAGTGGTATTATAGGGAACAAATACTTGCTCTGCTTGTGGTTTTTCTATACTCCAATTTGAATCTGATTGTAAACTAAAAGTATAATAATCATATACCCCAAATACATTTTTCCAAGCAAATCTTACACCTGGGTATCCACAAGTATCATCTTGTCTATATAATACAAATGAATCCCAAATTGCGCCAGTATTAGGATTAAAACTGTTGTTTTGTGGGTGTAATTCAATAATAGCATGATCCCATGTAGAAGTATAAAGAGCAGGTAAATTACCTGGTCCTACATTAACCGTTATTATCCCAAATTTGTTTCCATCACTAGCATTTAAAAAAGTTTGAGTTGCTGCTGTACCCCATTGAGCTGAAAACGCTGCTCTTGGTCCCCCTCCAGTATTAGTATAATTAACAAAACTGTTAGTTGATAATAAAGTACCTGCTGAATTAAATATTCGAATACGAAGTGTGTGAATATCCTGTGCAGAAGTAGTATTACTAGGTTGATTTTCATTACCTTGTAAAGCTGATATGCTCAAAAATTCACCATTCCTAATATAAATTTTTGAATTTGAACCACTACGGGGCATATTAGTTAAACAAACATTTCTACTAAAATTAGGATTAGTAGAAGCAGGATAAGGAGTAGGAGTAGAAGGAAACCATTTAGTAGAAGAAACAAAATTCCAATTTGATTTATTATTTGGGTCTGCAGTTCCCGCAAATACATTATTATATAATGATCTGTTAGCACTAGCAGAACTACCACTAAAAGCAGGGGAACCTGTAGTAGCATTTTGATATCCATTAAATATAGCAAGAGAGGACGAACCATATTCTTCACCAAATAAAACTACAAATCGTCTATTTTCTGTATTTGCTGTGCTAAAAGCTAAGGTTGAAGTAGACGGAGTACCTTCATAAACATAATTTGCTAATACATTTCCTATATCAAATACAGCTACTCCATTTGGATTAACTGGTTGTTTTAATCGTTGTATTCGAGTAGCCGTACCACTAAGAAATATGTCGCATACTACTTTGAAGTTATCTCTTGAACTGGAGTTTGAAGTTAATCCATATATTATATTGTTATTACTTACTTGTAAGTAATTTGGTTCTGTTCCAATTGAAAGTGCCATTATTTTGTTTTACTAAATTTTTGTTTTGCAAAATCCTGTTTTATTCGTTTAACTATATCAACTGCTCCTTTAAAAGCAATATTTTGTATGTTAGCATTTACAGCATTACGTAAACTGGAGTTTATAAAAGGTTTAGCTTTTCTAAATCGTTGTCCTTTAGCTCCTATAGTTCTTGCTATTATATAAGCTAATTGTACTTGAGTAATTTTACGTTGTGGTGTAATACTTTTTTGTTTAATCCACTCAAGTATAGGACGAATAGGGGGTTGTTTACCTCTACCACGTTTTGCTCCACTATCAACATAAAAACCATATTCTAACATACTCACCCCAACTGATATTTTATTAGCTGATTCTTTTGGAGTTAATAATTGAATAGAACGGGCTAATCGTCCTGTATTATATGAGCCATTACTTCTTAATTCAGCAATAGCAAATTGGACAAAGTCATCAGCTAATTGCTCAAGAGCAGGTTCTAAATTTTTCCAGTTTATATAGCCCATGATTTATTATTTAAGCTGGAGGGTAAGCACAATAATCTAATACACCTGGTCCGTTAAAGTTAACAACTGCTATCCAACCGAACACTCTGTCATTAAAAGCTTCATTTACAGGAGTAATACTATTTAAAGTACACCATCGTACTTGTTGATAATCTCCTCTGTTAATATAACTAATAATATCGTATATAAATTGTTCGGTGTTGGACATGATTGTTAATCTGTTTGATTCATCAAGCGAGGGAACATCTAAACTATATAATTCAAAAGTAAGTGTTCTTGTTCCGCTTACCCCATTTTGATTTATGTTCATTCCGGGGCTTGAGATAGGTCTAAGAAATATATAGGGATATACTACGTTTTGTGAATTTGAATCTAAATTATCTAAATCTCCTTCAGCAAAAGTATTAATACTGGCGTGTCCTAAGCTTGCGCTTTGAAATACATTTACGACTTGATAGTATGTGAGCATTTATTTGCGTTTTTTTTACGTTTTTACTCGGTTATACTTGCGTCGCTTTCGTTAATCACGGGAGGTGTCGATTTACGAGAACGGCGCGTAGTATGCGCTAATACTTCGCCCTCCTCATTTTTAATAGTTTCTTCAATATATTCAAATTGTGGTTCTTCACCTACTCCATTTTGTTGTACATCTACTACTAAGTCGTATTGTACTACTAATATTGCAGCTACTCTGTCAGCAGCGTAACCAGCGTCTAACCATTTTTTGATTGCTTGTCTTGTTTCAAATGTATTTTCCATAGTTTTAGTTGTTTGATTGTTGCAATTGCACATTGTTATTTAATTTTGTATCTGTGTTTGTTAATTTGTTCTTGTTGTTTAATTTCTTGCGCTTTAATTCTGTTAAGGTCCCTCTCATGAGCGAGCCAATTGAGGACAAAGATGTAATTGAGATCTGTGATCCTTTTGTCGCCTGTGATGTTAAGGATGGGAGTTGTAGATAAGTAGCAAATTGACGCAAACCATCCCCAATGCTCTCCATATCGTTCTCTGTCACTTGCGATTGTATCGATTCCTTCATTATTTTCATTATCTCCTTCGGTTTGTGGGATGAATAGAGATTTGTACTTGTTCCTACAGAGCTTGTTTGAAGCAAAAAAAAACTAATAGCTCCTCGAGCAAAGGCAATAGGTAATTTTTCTATTTTGCTAATATTTGTAGCTGAGTTAGCATAGTTATATTCTTCTAATTCGTAATAATCGTAAAAGTTGGTTAGTTTATTGCGATAAACATTAAATGTGTTAGCTACTTCGAATTTTAAGGATTCAAATTTATGTGATATAACTGGGCGATATAATATTGACATTAATTCACCCATATTTTCGTTAACGTTTTTAGAATATTTTTCTATGTCAACATATTCACCAAGTGTCATTTTAGATAAATCGATATAACCATATAATTTATTATCTATTTCTATAAACGGATAAAACGTAGAATCTATTGTTGATTCTAATAATTTAGAGACATCATCGTATTGTTTAAATAATTCATTAGGGGACATTTGTCTAATTTCATCCTCATTTTTATCTAAATAATACATCATAAATTCGATCATTCGATCATTTGGTGAAGCATCCTCGGCTATACTAAACCAAGTTGTGTAGTCTTTTATGCTAAAATATTCCATATACAAATAAATATAAATTTTTTTAAAATAAATTATGCGAATTGTAGTTTTGTTATTATATTAATAGTTGTTGTTATCATTAAAAAATGTGTTTTAGCTGTCATGGGCTTTTTGGTTTCACATTTTTTGAGCGCCGGCGCTACCTCTACCCGCCGGCGTTTTTTTTACTGGAATCTTGGTTTAATACCTTGTCCAATGTAGATATGTTTTCCACTATTTCCAAATATTTCATTACGTGCTAAGTTGGCTAACATTAAAGCCATAACACAATCATCATGCCCGTTGTTTGGATGACTAAACGTTAGTGTTCCACTAGCGTTTATTTTATAGGTATAAGCAGATAATTCATTATACATTTCAGCCATTAGTTGTTTGCTGGGTAGTAATATGTTTGCTACTTCTATATCGTTAATTAGCTTACGTATTCCGCGAGTTTTATTTTCATTATTAGTAGTAAAGGGTGTACATTTGATACCTGCTTTTCTCATTAGTTCATATATTGCGATCCCAATGTTGTTAACTTCGACATATCCGCCTTTAATAGGGTATTTTCGCAAAAAGCGTATGATAATATCTCCAGTGTCTTCAATACTCTTTCCATTGAATCTAAGTACATCAACTGTAGTTCCTTGTTCGGTAAGTACGACACAAACTGAATAGTCATTAGACAATCCAATGTCGCATCCAAAATAAGCTTCTCTAATTCCTGTTTGGTCATATTCATCTATTATACATGTTATATCTAAATTTCTAAAAACGTCGTTTGTTGATTCGCTAAATACTGCTTCATATTCTTGTTTAAATATTTCAGTTGGTAAGGATAAACGTTGTGTTTCAATAAAGTTTGAATCAATAAAAGGGTTGTCAGCGCTTATTCCTTCAAACGATATATAGTCGTGATTTGGGGTTTTACCTCGTAAATACCAAACATAAAACCAATTTTTTGAACGGGGTGTTGATATGATTAAACATTTTTTACCTAAAGCTGATAGTGTGGGTATAATTGCTTCGTTTATTGCTTGTTCTTTAACATATGAAGCTTCATCTATAATCATATAATGAAAGGAATAACCACGTATCGAATCATAGTTATCAGTTGATAAAAATTGTAAAGTAGAGCCGTTTATGAATTTTATTGTTAAGTCAGCTTTATTTGCTTGTTTAATTATTTGGTGTGACGCATTATATAATTCATCAAATATTTTTTGACATTGTTTGTATATAGGGGATATCCAAGCCCCTTTATATTTACCTTGTAATAACCAATATAACATCAAGTTTTGTCCCAATAAGGATTTACCAAATTGTCTGCCACACGATACTATACCAAACTTATGTTTACTATCAGCAAATCCATCAATTACTGTTCTTTGTCCTTTATGTGGACTGAATAATGTTATTTCCATCCCATATAACTATCACAAAAGGGCGTCAAAGCGACGCCCTTACAAAAAAAAGAAATTATTTTAGTTTATTATTTTTCTATAAAACTTAGAATCCCTACTTGATAATAACATCCTTAGAGCATGAAAGGAATTTCTATAAAAAGTCCTTTGGGCTGGAACAGGTTCGTCTTGTATTAATTGTTCTAAATTTCTAATATTCTCGACAATATAATGATTTATAGCGTCTGTTACTACAGGTGTGTGATTTACCGCGTTAATACAAAGGTGCTTTTTATGCATTACATTTGGCTTTATTTGGCTAGTTATAAAATCCAATAATATATCTTCTTGCTCAGCAGTCATATGAAAAGGATTTCTAACTGCTCTCCCAAGTTTTTGAGTCCACTTCCACTTTGTGTTTTCCATTTTTATTTGGTTTTAGTAAAGTTCAACATTTATTTCTTTTAATACGTTTTCGATTTCATCAAAATCAAGGTCTTTATAATCAACACCTAAATGTGAAATAAATTTACTAAATTGGTTGAAATAGTTACTAATCATGAAATCATCATGACCCAATCCAAACTTGGTAATATTATTTGCTTTACAGTATTTTTGGATTTTTTGTGTTAATTTTTT